TCTCCTTTTTTAAAAGTTAGCGATAAATTTATTCTACTGGATAAACAACTTCTGTGTCAAGCCAATTTTTACCTTTTTTTATTTCTATTTCAACAGGCATTAAATATTTGATTTTATACCTTTTTTCTAAATCTGCTGCAACACCAAGCATAGAAACTTTTAAAATTTCTAAAACATGTAGCTCTTCATCAGGATGACAATCAACCACGATTGAGTCATGTACGGTGTTACAGATAAGAGACTTGTACGGTTGCAATCTTCTGTCTAATTCAACTAGACAACAGGGCAATATATCTGCAGTTGCAAATCCCTGTACAGGATAATTACATATGGCAGTACGGTTTGTTGCAGTACCCCACTTTGTCCATGTAGTGTCTGGGAAACAATATCTGCGACCAGAGGGCAACATGATCTGTTTTGTTTCAACTGCTTCTCTTTGCAACTTGTCATGCCACTCTGTTACACCTTCATACTTTGCTTTAAACGCTCTGTAATATTTCTGTTGGTTTGGTGTGCCTGTTACACCACCGTACAATGGTTTAAACGTATCAGCTTTAGCAGTCTGTCTATCACAACCAATAACAGATGCAGTGTATGCATGCACATCCACACCATTTTCTACATCTTTATATATCTGCGAATCATTTGCCAAAAATCCTGCAACCCTAAACTCCAACTGTGAGTAATCTCCCTCAATGATCGAACCACCTTCAAACCTGCTTTCAACCACCTTACGTATACGAAACGTAGATCCACGTGGCATGTTCTGAAAATTTGGGTTTCTTGACGATAGACGACCTGTAGCAGTAATGCACTGCATAAATTCTGGATGTATAAAACTATTCTCATCAACATTATTTTCCATTCCTTCTACAAATGTACTAAGGTATGTACGCAAAGCAGAGTATCTAACGTATAGTTCTACAAATTCTTTTGCAGCACCACTCAACGATGGCAACATCTCTTCAAGAGTTGTCTTGTCTGTTTTAAATCCTGCCTGTGCGACATCCTTTGTATTTCTTGGCACAATACGTAATCCTGCAACTTGTCTACTTTGAGAGTAAACTACACCTGTCGCATTACAATTCTTACATAGTCTGTTAGCTTTTCCTAACTGTCCGTTCTTCAGTTTGAAACGTACTCTTCCAACACCCTCACATGTTCCACACTGATAGCCTGTTGTTTTTTTAATGACTTCAGTATTGTTTCTTATTGTGCGAGCAAACATCTCTTTGGACATTTTGTTTCGCATTTTTATCTTGCGAGTTGCCCCACGCATCTCATGCCCAATATTAAATATTCTTCTCCATGTTTCCTTATTATTTATTTTGCGTGAATAAAACAACATAGACCTATCATCTGCACTGTTAAGATTGATTGGTGTATCTCCCATAACATCATTTACAATTTGTTTCAGACGTTTGTCTATCGTAGTTAATTCGTGTTCATACTCATTTCGTATGTCATTTAATGTTTCAAGATTAATTTTTATTCCTGCGTGTTCTATCTTCGCAAGAACGTCTGTCATGTCAAGCGACAAACGCAGAGTTGGCAATAGTTTCTTCATTAGCAAATAACTCCTCAAATGTTGTGCCAAAGGCTTCTAATTGTTTTAATGCAACTTGTTCAGTTGCTTCGACATCTGATCGACCATACTCTTCGATGATGTCGTATGGTATATCATAAAATGTTTTACCATCTTTTAAATATCCGTCAACAAGACTTTTCTTTTTTAATGCTCCATAACGTTCAGCAACTGACTCAAGACCTAAGCTCCAACGTCTACTGCTGGCAAGGATGTATTCAGCAACCATAGTATCGTAAAGGTGATTGTTATAGACAAAGCCACAATCACGCAACCAAGAAATATCGAATTTAATATTGTGACCGATGAGTACATCAACGTTTCGCAAAGAATCCTGTAGTATCTCATTACCTTTATAATCAGGTTTTTGAGTAGAATGGTTAAAGCATAAGTAAGAGGTAATGCTACCCATATACTTAAAGCCAACGCTAACGAGCTTGTTTCCAAAATATGGTAAAGGGGTAAATCCACCATTAATCTTCTCCTTGTGTGTTGTTTCTACGTCTAGTGTCATGCATATCATATTTCTGTTGCCTTTCTTTCTTTTTGTTATACTTTTTCTTATTAGGTATCATTCTCCGTCTATCTCTTGCCATCATAAGAAATCTAGCTATTGGGTTTATTTTCTGCATTTTTTCTCTGTACCTCTGAATGTACTGCGTGACAATTAGCACAAAGAACTCTACATTTTCTCATTTCATTTTTTAATGACTTCATAGAATACCCTTGCATTGTACTTATCATTCGCAATTTATTTTTTGGATCTATATGATCAAATTGTAAAGCACACGCATGTTCTTTGTAACCACATAATTGACATCCTAAAAAAAGTTTTACCCTCTTCATAAAAGCTTTGTTTCTAATAGAAGTTTTTTTTCTTGTGATTGCCTTTTTAAATTTAGTTAGACGATTAATAATACACTCCATGTTCTACATCTATATTACAATTCAACATACCATGCCAACCATTTATTTTATTTTTTGATATACAGATATGTCGCACGACATTTTCAACTTCACTTGATCCTGTTTTACCTATGCCTACAATAACGTCTGCTTCTCCTGCCTTGCCTGTCTTACTATTGTCTAGCATAGCATAGTCAATAAAAGCACGATCATGTGCTTCATAGCTTGCTTGAGATACTGCCCACAATAGAAGATTACCACGCTTTGCAACTTCCCTAGCAAGTATATATATTTCTTTTAGCCGTTCATCTCCACGACCAAAGTCACCTCTTACTTTAAATTTATCTAACTGATCACAGAACATTATGTCAGGCTTGTTCAACTGTGCATAGTCGTTCACCTCTTCGATAGATGTTCCAACTGAATCCATAATCCGTAAGTATGGTTTGATTTCTTTTTTGTACAGTTCAATATACTTTTCACGGTCTGTGTTTAATTCTTGTTTTGTCACGTTAAAGTAACTCTGTATAATTCGTAGTTTTATGTTTACGGCAGGTTCTTCGTTTGCCCAGTAAACAACTAATCTTTTCTGTCGTATGTAACTAGCACATAAGAACGCACAAAATGTCGTCTTACCCACCTCTGGTCTGGCAAATATTATTCCAAGATTACCTCGCCACATCCCTTGCAGCACATCACCAATTATGCTCCAATCAAAAGGAAAGTCAGGTTGTCCAGCACCTTGATCAAGCAACTCCCCAAGATCCATGTCAACTTCAGTGTATGTCGTTTTGTTTTCCATCCGACCATCTTCAACTGTATCCATGATACGTTGCAACTCACCAAAGTCTTCGCCCTGTCCTGTGAATATAGATATAGCTTTCTCACCAATAATCCTTGCTCTGTCACGCAACCAAAAGTTCTTGACCACATCCATTTGTAAGTCGTGGTTGTTTGCATCAGGTGGTAATGACTCAACAACAAGAGATAGTTCTTTCTTTGATGAGGATGGCATCGCAGGATGTTTGTCAACGTGCAATGCAAACAGTTCATCTTTTGTCAAATCATTTTCATAATTTGTATGTGCGTATGTTATTGTTCTAAATAATTCTTTGAGTTGTCCTGAAAACATCTCATCATCGAGTATGTTTTTTACTTTGTTAAAAAAGTCATGCTTGAGACAAAAGCCTATAACTTTATGATCAATCGATATATTTTCTAACGAATCGTTCACGGTCTTCATCCTTTAAATTTTTTAAATCATCTGTAAGAAATGCCACGTTGCAGTTCACATATTGTGAAATCTTACGTGACATCTCTAATGCTTTATTTGTTGCATCTTTATCCAATGCAACTACTACCTTATTGTATTTTTTTATAACTTCTATATGTGAGTCAAGTAAGTTAGTTCCCATCAATGCCATTACTTTGCAAACATGAGAAATACTGCAACTAGAAGGACAATCTTCGACAATGAAGAGAACGCTACCTCTGCCACATATAAAAGGGTGATTGGATCTTCCATATCTGTACCACTTCGGTTTACTATTAGTTAAAGTTCTGCCTACTGCATCAACTACCCTACCTTTGTTCTTGACAAGAAATGCGACACGATCAAATCGAATATCATACATAATATCCACACGATTATCTAAGTACGCTTGATACGAATTAACTGAACGTACATAGTCAACTGCTTTTTGATTACGTGACAAAGGTACAAAGGTAGTTGGTAGTTGAAAATCAGAGACTTTATGTTTTACACTTGGCTCGGACTTCTTTTCAAACACTACACGTGAATTGGTTACAGTAAGACGATTATCCAACACACCTTTGACATCACAGTTTGCATAGAAACAATTATACATTCTACGATACCCATCATCAGACACGCTTAGTGTATTCTTCTTATGACATGATGGACAATCTATACGCAATCTTCCGTTAGGTTGCAAAGCCAAATCTTCAATAAATGTTTTCACCCAAGTATAACTCATGTTTCTACTGTTAAAATATAACAAAAAATATGTCAAATAAATTTTTTATTTTTTTTTGTTGACAGATAGTTTTTTATACATATTATCATAGTTCAGAGGTTCAACCCAATAGAGAAAGGAAAGGTAATGACCCAATATTATAGTAAAACTAAAAAAGAATTAGTAAACATCAACGATATGCACCATCAACACGT